TAAGACGCTCGCGGACTGGTCCCGAGCCCGACAGCCGATCCCGTTGATCGCTGATCACGTCCTGTCGACTGACGGCGTGATCGGCTCGGTTCACGACGCGCACGAGGATGGCGTGGGGCTGCGCGTCAAGGCCCGGTTCTCGTCGGTGCCGAAGGCGCAAGAGATCCGGACGAAGATGATTGAGGGCCACCTGTCCGGGATGTCTTTCACATACGAACCTGTTGACTCCTATCCCGGCAAAGTCGACGGCCGACCTGTGCGCTACCTCAAACAACTCCGGCTGTTCGAGGCCACGATCACGCCGTTCCCGATGAATGCGCTCGCGCTCGCCTCGGCGAAGACCGCGGACGCGGACCTACCTGAGTCGACACGGCTGGAATGGGCCGTGTTTGCCGACGCGGCGGCCAAGGCACTAGCGATCCCAGTGCCGGAGGTCGCCAAGGCAGCCATGGGGCTGCTCATGCGCGAGTACGCTCCCCTGATTGACGGGGCCGTCACTGTCGACGGACAGGACACCCCGAGCGCGGCCGACGACACCCCGGAGGACGGGGCCGACGACACCGCGCCTACCGACGCGGCCAGCTACGCGGAGCAGATCCGCGACGCGGTCGCATCACCGACCGAGCCGTCCGACGGGGCACTCGACATCATCGCGACCCTCGAAACCGAGAGGGTCACCGCGGATCTGGACGCTTTAGAGGCGCAGATCACGGAAAAGCTCGGGAGGGCTAGCCATGAGTGACCGCTACAAAGAGACGATGGACAAGGCGCTGCAATGCATTCACCTTGCCCGCGCGATCAATGACGCATACGCGGACCCGACGAAGATCCCGGCCGAGAAGGCGCGCGAACGGAAGGCGCTGCTCGACGAGGCCGAGCGACTTCAGGACCTCGCTGACACTCAGTCTCGGCAGGACCGGCTCGAAAGCTGGGCGTCGAGCCCGGCCGACAACGCGGTGCTGAGCGCCATGGGTCGCAAGGCCGTCGAGGACGGTGCGCGCGACGGCGACCAGTTCGCTGCCGCCAATCACGAGCTGAACGTGAAGCGCTTCGCCAAGGTGATGCGCGGCGGCGTGGCAGCTCTCACCACTGAAGAGAAGGCCGCTGTTATCGAGGACTCGACCGGACAGATCATCGTCCCCCACGACCTCGCGGGCCCGATCTTCACCACCCTGCCTCGGCTCGGCGTGCTGCGCCAGCTCGCGCTGGTTCGGCCGACGAACCGCAACCTGGTAGACGTGCGCCTGCTCACCGGCGTGACGGCCGGCTGGGGGCAGATCGAGATCACGAACGCTGGCGGCGCGACCCCGCCGACTGACGCGACCCTCGCGGCGTCGGGCCCGACCACGGTCACCGTGCAGGACCTGGTGGCGCTGGCGAAGATCGGCGTCGATGAGCTGATGGACACGGACGCGAACCTGGTCACCCTGGTGCAGGAGATCCTGAGCCAGAAGTTCGCCGAGATGGAGGACGACGCCTTCGCAGCCGGCTCGGGAACGTCCCGGCCGTTCGGCATCGCGACCCGCGCCACCGTGGGCGGCGCGATCCCGGCGTCTCAGGGTGTGACGGCGGCGGCGTCGGCGGTCTCCCCGGACCAGCTCAAGTCCATGCCTTACCTGATCAACTCGCGATTCGCGGCGAACGGGTCCTACCTGGGCTCGGACGACGCAACCCAGGCGATCGCGCTGCTGAAGGACTCCACGAGCAACTACCTGTGGCAGCCGTCCAACCAGGCGGGCCAGCCGGCGACGCTGTTCGGCTACCCGTATTACCGGGTGTCGGGGCTTCCGTCGATGACGGCAGCGACCGGATTCGTGGACCCGGCCGTCATGTTCGGCGATGTGCGCTCGGGATACCTGATCGCAGACCGCCAGACGGTCACTGTCCAGCGCCTCGATGAGCGCTATGCGGACCAGGGGCTTGTGGGCTTCCTGTTCCGGCTGCGCGTCGGTGGCGACGTGATCCGGCCGGCAGCGTTCGCGAAGTACCTGCTCTGACAAGGGAGGCCGGCTAGTGAAAATCCGTATCGCTGGACCGCTGGCTGGTCCCGGCCCGCATGGACAGATCGAGTCATGGGGACCGGGTCAGGTCGTCGAGGTCGACGACGACGACGAGGCGGCTGTGGCCTGGGCGAAGGGCTGGGCCAAGGGGCCATATGGCGAGCTGATCGAGATCGACAAGCCGGCGCCCGATGCCAAAGCCAAGCCAGCAGCGCAAGGCCCTAAGCCGGCGCCACCGAAGAGATAGGTTCACCGTTCGTGGCGGTCACTCCCGGTCTCGCGTCTCCCCCGTTGGGGGCCGGGAGGGACCGTCACACAACCAGGGGAGACGAAAGAGACCATGAAGATCCTGTGGCATAGCGTCGCACCGTGGGCGCCGACTGGCTACGGCCAGCAGACCGGCATCTTTGCGCGCCGGATCAAGGAACAGCTCGGCTACGACCTCGCGCTGTCGCTCTACTACGGGTTGCAAGGCAGCGAGTTCGATTGGCACGGCATCCGCTGTTACCCGTCCTATAACGCGCCATACGGCTCGGACGTGATCGTCCCGAACGCGCTGCACTGGTTCGATGCGCAGAATGCCAAGGGGATAGGCGACGTTGCTGCCCGCGGGATCATCATCACCCTGGGCGACGTGTGGACGTTTGAGAGCCCGGTCCTTAACCAGCTCTCGGTGGGCTCATGGGTGCCGATCGACCACCTGACGGTTCCCGACGTGGTCCGCAACTGGTTCGAGGTCATGGGTGCGATCCCGATCGCGATGTCACGATTCGGCGAGCGCGCGCTGGTCGAGGCCGGGCTTCAGCCGCTGTACGTGCCGCACGGGATCGACACGAGCGTTTTCGCGCCGGGCGATCAGGCGTCGGCGCGCGAGGCGCTGGGCGTGCCACAGGATGCGTTTGTGGTCGGCATGGTCGCGAACAACATCGGGCGCGACGGCAACCGCAAGGCGTTCGCCGAGCAGATCACCGCGTTCGCCGAGCTGCACCGTAAGCACTCGGACGCATTTTTCATCATTCACACGGACGTGGACTGCTCCGCGGGGATGCGCCTGCGGCAGTTCCTGGACCGCACCCTGCCGCACGGAAGCTATTCGTTCACCGATGTGACCGCCTACCGGAAGGGCCTGAAGCCGGCCGCGGTCGCGGACGTGCATCGGGCCATGGACGTGCTCACGAATGCCTCTTACGGCGAGGGTTTCGGCGTCCCGATCATGGAAGCGCAGGCATGCGGGACCCCGGTGATCGTCACCGATGCGACCGCGATGCCCGAGCTGGTCGGCGCCGGCTGGAAGGTCGGTTACGAACCGATGTGGCATGACTCTCAGGGCGCCTGGGCTGCGAAGCCACGGATCGGTGAGATCACTGATGCCATGTTCGAGGCGTACGCGCAGGCGAAGGATCTCGACCTGAAGGCGAAGGCTTGGCAGTTCGCCCAGGACTACGATGCCGACACGGTCACCGAGCGATACTGGGCGCCGGCACTGGCCCGGTTCGAGGGCGCGCTTGAGCGTCGCCGCGCCGACCTGAACAGCCCGCGCCCGCCACAAGAGCAGGTCCGGCGCTCTGACGACGGTTTCCTGTGGCTGGACCGCGGGCCGAACACCGACGACTGGGTCGCCTACACCGATCACGAGCCGTGGCTGCGCCCGATCTTCGACGAGCTGCTACCCGAGGGCGGCGTCATGCTCGACGTGGGCGCGCACGTCGGGCGCTGGTCGATCCGGCTGGCCGGCAAGGCGTCGCGGATCGTTGCGGTCGAGGCCAACCCGACCACGGCGAAGACACTGCGCCGGCATCTGGCCATGAATGACGTGGGGAACGTGACCGTGGTCGAGATGGCCGCGTGGGATGAGGCGCGAGAGCTGCGGATCGACGACCCGAACGGGCGGCAGGACGGCGGCGGCGCGCGCACCCTGGCCGGCGATGGCGCGGGCGTCGTGGTCTGGGCGAACCGGCTCGACGACTCTGAGGCCGCTTGGCGACTGGCGGACGGTGACCGGCTCGACCTGGTCAAGCTCGATGTCGAGGGCGCCGACATTCACGCGCTGCTCGGCATGAAAGGGCTGCTCGACCGCTGGGGGCCGACGCTGCTGATCGAGTGTCATGACATCTACGGGTATTACGACCGCGCGGACCTTGAGCAGACCCTGACCGATCTGGGCTATCAGTGGCGCGTGGCCGCGTCCGAGCCGTCCAACTGGCAGCCGGGCGTGGGCATCATTGACCACTACCGCATGAATGACTACCTAGTCGCCACACCGATCGCAACCATCGCGGTCGCCGAACCGGAGGACGCAACATGACCGCTCTGATCATTCGCGGCGACGCCATGCACGAGACGTTGCGCGAAGCGCTGGACATGGCGCAACAGCTCAAGAAGACCATCGATGAGCCGGGCCTGGGGATCTACGGGTTCGGTGTCGCTCACCTGCTCGACGGCGACGGGAAGACCAAGCAGCTCATCCCGTTCGCCAACCTGGTCACGACCGCGGGTGACCAGTACTGCGCGAAAAAGATCGTCGCGTTGATCGGCCCGAACAGCCCGGCCGCGCCGACCGCGGCGAACGGGATGAAGCTCGGCACGGCGACGACGGCGGCGCACAAGTCGACGGCGGGCGGCGCTGACATCGCGTCGGGCGGCTACATCTCAGGCTCGAACGTCGCCTTTGACACCGGGTTCGCCACATCCTCGGCTGTCGGCGGTGACGCCGGCTGGCTCTCCACCTACAAGACGACTTGGCCGGCCGGCACCGCGACGAACGCGACGATCAACGAGGCCGCGATTGTCAACGACCAGGGCACGAACGCTACAGCGACCGCGGCAAACACGTATTCGCGCGCAGTCATCTCGACGGTCAATAAGACCAGCACCGACGTGCTCGCGATCACGTGGAACTGGAAGGCGCTCGGTGCGTGATGGCTGACACAGGGGAGCGCGTGGAGATGGCCGGCACGGACGTGACGGTGATCCGTGACGAGCTGGTGGTCGAGCTGAACGGGGAAGATGTGACGTATTGGCCGAGCGCACGGAAGCGGCCGGCTAACAATGCGTCCCACGCGAAGTGGGTCGATTACGCGGTCGACCTGGGTATGTCTCGGGTTTACGCCGAGGGCATGAGCGTGAAGGATCTGAAGGCGCTGGACGGTGGCGGCGAGTAATGGTCACCCAGGCTCGCACCATTGACGTGACCGTAGGCGGGCCACAGGGCCGTGCCTCCCTGGTCATGGGCAGTTACGAACCTGACGACCAGACGACGGGTGTCCCGGCCGGCACGTCACTGACGACGCTGTCCGGGAACCAGGTGATCACCACGCCGAACACCACGCTCTTCCGGCGCGACATCACCGGCAAAGTGTCCATCCGCGCGGCCAACGTGTCGGTACTTGAGTGCCGGGTCCGTGGCACGAACGCTGACACGTCATCGACGGGGCTGATCGACTGCACTAACAGCGCGTGTGTGAACGCGATCATCGAGGATTGCACCATCACCCCCGACCTGCCGGGGAACGTTCACTACACCGGCATACTCGGGCACGACTACATCGCCCGCCGCAATCGGATCTATAACACGTGTGACGGGTTCGGAGTGTTCGAGACCGGCGCCCCCGGCACGGACTCGCTGGTCACGATCGAGGCCAACTCGGTCGGCCCGCTCGGCTGGTGGTACCCGGACCCGGACCACAGCGACGGATCGCACAACGACTGCATTCAGCTTCAGGGCGGGATCGGCACGATCGTCCGGTGGAATCGCCTCTACGGATATCAGTCGATGGAGGTCGGGGACGCGATCACCTACGGCGGGCGCGAGGACCCGCGCTTCGACCCGATCGGCAACGCCGGCAACCCGACCCAGACTCAGACCATGTCCGGCGTCATGATGAACGCGAACGTGGGCGACCCGTACGACGTTGAGATTTACGAAAACTGGGTCTACGGCGGCGAGTTCGGGCTGAACATCTCGGACGACAACCTGGGCGTGCCCGGCCAGACCGTCGCGTATGTGAAGCGCAACAGGTTTGACCGCGGGCAATGGTTCGTGGGCTTCCCGATCATCTATGAAGCGTCCGCGACGTTCGTCATCCCGGCGAGCGGGGTCGATAAGAACTATTACATGGACAACGGCGCCGCTGTCACGTTGCACACGGGGTGAGCTGACATGGGGACGCTGCGCGGTAATTCATTCGAGACCGGGATTGCTGACGGGACCGCGATCACGGGCGGCGGCGCCGGCAACAGCGACGACGGCAGCGCGGGCGATGCGCTTACTAACGTGGTGCCGGGTGCTGGCGGCACCATCGCGTTCTCGACGACCAGCCCGGCGAACGGGTCACGGTGCGCGCAGTTCACTCAGCCGACCGCGGCTAACTCTTGCTACGTAGACATCACGGACACCGCGGCCGATTCGTTCGCGACCCGCCTGATGCTGAACATGAGCGCGCTTCCGTCCGGGGCCGAAGTGCAGTTCCCCGCATTCGCACGCTCGACAGGTGACAGCCACGTGACCCGCTGCCAGATGACCACGGGCGGCGTGATCAAGGTGCTCGACACGGCAGGCGCGACGATCCTGACCAGCCCTGCGCTCGGGACCTCTTCCTGGTATCGGATTGAGTACTGGGGCGAGCGCATGAACACGACGAACGGCAAGCTGGGGCTTGCGCTGTTCGCCGGCAACTCCGATGACCCGCTGTATTTCGAGGTCAAGGACGGCAGCATCACGACCACGAACACGATCGGCCGCATCCGGTGGGGGAAGGCGTCCAACGCGACGCTGGCCACCTGGAAGATGGACGATCTCGCGATGAACATCGGCGGCGCGCCCGGTCCTATCGGGCCGGTCGGCGGCTGGACACAGATCGACTACGGCACCGCTGTATTGATCGGCTGACCCGTGGCGACCCGGCTCTATCTGCAAGCGTCGGGCGCGGCAGCGGTCACCGCCCCTGCGCTGCCGTCAGGCTGGACGGCGGGCACGACCGCGGCGATCCAACGTAAGACCACGACCGGGAAGACGAACACGGCGCTCTCTGACTTCCTGGTCGCGGAGACCACCGCCAGCGTTACGAACATCCCGATTGGCATTTTCATCAGCAACCCGCTGGTGGGGGCCTCCATCTCGGGCACGTTCTCGGCGGTGATCCGCGGGTTTCAGTCGGTCACCACATCGGACGACTCGCTACAAGTGGGGCTGTACCTGATCGCGGGCGATGGGTCGTCGGTGCTCTCGACCCTCTACGCCGGCCACACGACCGGACTGGGCACGACCTCGGGGGCGCTGGGCGAGGAGTTCGCCAACACCGCGGCGACCCGGCGCATACCCTCGGGCACGGCGATCACGACACAGACCGCGGTCACCGGGAACCGGCTGATGGTCATCGTCGGCTACCGGGCGCACAACACAACGGCTAACTCCCGGTCGGCCACCCTACGGTTCGGCGACCCGACTGCGCCGGCCGATTTCGCCTTGACCGCTGGCCTGACGACGGACCTGGTCCCGTGGGTCGAGCTGTCCGCAACCCTGACGTTCTCTGACCCGCTGATTCAGACCATCACGGACCCGCTCGGGATCACCGACTCAAGTCAGGGCACGACCCGCTCGATCACCATCACGGACCAGGTCACAATCCAGGATGACCGCACCGCGGCGCTCGGCGGGACCCCGTTCACCCGGTCTCAGACCGACAACCTGGGCCTGACCGACGCGCCACAGGTGAAGACCTGGCAGGCGACGGTCAATGAGGTCGTCTTCCTGACCGACTCGCTGACCGTCGTGGAGTCGACGGGCGGCACCCTGACCCGCACCATCACCGACCCGCTCGATATCGACGACACGCCCGCGGTCGAGCTGCGCACCTTCAACGTGACGCTGACCGAGGACCTGGGCATCACGGACACGCGGACCCAGGCGGCTACCTTCACCCGGGGCCAGACCGACGACCTGGGCCTGTCGGACCCGATCACGGCGCAGGTCGATAAGACCATCACCGACGCGCTGGGGATCACCGACGATCGCACGGTCGATTTCATACCGGGTGTTCTGTCCCGCTCCGTCACTGATGACCTGGGCGTCACCGACACGGCGGCGCAGGCGTCAGTCTTTGACCGGACCATCACCGACCCGCTGGGGCTCAGCGACCCGATCTCGGTCCAGCTCGACAAGGCGCTCAGCGACCCGGTCGGCGTCACCGATACCCAGACGGTCGCGAGCACCTTCAACCGCACCGTTTCCGACGACCTGGGCGTCACGGACTCGACCAGCTCGGGGCTGGTTACCTCGCGGTCGATCACAGACGACCTGGGCGTTACGGACTCGCCTCTGGTGATCGAGCAGACGAAGGGCGCCACGGTCACCGACCCGCTGGGGATCACTGACGCGCCGCTGGTCGTGGCTAGCGTGTTCAGCCGCACCATCGATGACGCGCTGGGCCTGACTGACCCGCTGACCCAGGCCGGCAGCTTCACCCGGACGATCGACGACGCGCTGGGGCTGACCGATGAGCCGATCCCGGTCGCGACGTTCGTCCGTGCGGTCACTGAAGCGCTCGGCATCACTGACACGGCCACGCCGGAGCTGACCAAATCGCGCTCCGTCACCGACGACCTGGGCATCACCGATACCGTGACCCCGACGCTCACCGCGATGACGTTTGGCACCGCGCTGGAAGTCTTCCGGCAGGTGCGGACGGCGACGGAGGTCGCTCGACTAGTGCCGACGATGACGGAGGTCACCCGTGGATAGGATCGGCGGCGTTCACCCGATCACGGTCGAGGTCCGCGGCGACACGGGCGCGTTGATCAATGCCAGCGGCGTCACGCTCACAGTGACCCGCCCGGACGGGACCTCAACTCAGCCGGTCGTGACGAACCCCCCGGCCGTCACCGGCCGCTACTTGTATGACTGGCTGAACGCGGTCGCCGGCTGGCATCAGTGGTCGCTGACCACGTCCAGCCCGAACACGGCCAGCGGCGACGCCTGGCACGTGAACAGCGGGCTGCCGGGGATCATCTCGCTGGGCGAGGCCAAAGACCATCTGAACAAAAACGCGGCCACCTATGTCGACGACGAGGAGCTGCGCGATTTCATCGACTGCGCGAGCGAGTGGGTCGAGAAGCAGGTGGGGCCGGTTCGCCGGCAGACCGTGGTTCAGCGGGCGACCCCGATCGCCGGCCGGCTCTGGCTTGACGGGCCCGTCATCTCGGTTGCGTCGATCGTCTCGACGGGCGGGCTGACCACGACATACACGGTCGCGGACTACGACCTCGACAGCGAGGCCGGCACCCTGATCGCGAAGGCGGGCGTGCCGGCGCTCTCCGATGACACAGAGGTCTCGGTCACCTACGTCGCCGGGCAACCTGTGTTCTCGGCGCTGGTCCGCTCCGCGACAAAGGACTATCTACTCTGGGACTGGCGCTCGCAGCGCGGCAGCACGCCGCTGCCGCTGATGGAGGCCGAAGCGTTCGCGGCTGAGCCGGGCAGCGTGCCCTACAAGATCCGCGAGAAGCTCCGCGGCACTCAAGAGCCGGTCTGGGCATGACCACGTCCCGGCTGGCGGCGGTCATCGCGGCGCTGTTCACAGCGTTCGATGCGACCGACGCAATCGCCGCATACCGGGGCGTTCCGATCCTGTCCGACGCGCCGGCCGATTTCGTCATCGTCGGTGGGCGCGATGATGCCAACTACATGGCCGGCGCGACCGTGCAGGACTGGAATGGGCTTGGCGCCCGGACCCGTGTCGAGGAGGGCCGGGTGGTCTGCGCGATCATCGCCCAGTCAGGTGACGATGACCTCGCCGGCCAGCAGGACCGGGCCCACGCGGTGCTTGCCCAGGTCGAGGACGTGCTGCGCGCTGATCCGACCCTCGGCGGGATCGTCAGCTCTGGCTGGCTGCAAGTGCTGGACACGTTGCTAGAGCAGCGCTCGACCGGCGCCGGGACGTATGCCCGGCTGACTGTCACAATCGGCTATCAGGCACACATCTAGCAGGAGGCACCCGTGTCCGTGAACGTGCGCAACATCACCGGAGAGGTCGTGTATCTGGGCGCGCACATTGGCGCGGGCCTGCGCGTCGAGCCCGGCGAGGTCGTCGAGGTCGAGGGCGCCGTGGTCGACCAGCTCGACGATGCCGCGGTGATCGGCACCCCCGACCGGCCGGACACGTTCCGGGCCTGGCCCAGCTCAAGCTGGGAAGTCGACAGTGGAAAGGGTGACCAGTAATGGCTACAGGCTCAGGGCTGGACGCCCAGCTCGGCTACAAGCTTGAGACCACCTACGGCACGGCGGTGACGGTCGACAAATTCGCGGAGTTCGACAGCGAATCGATCAACTGGGTTCCCACCTTCCAAGAGCCCAGCGGGCTGCGGGTGGGAACGAAGTTCAAGCGCGCCGGCCGACTGCAAAAGATCCAAGAGACGATCGAGGGCGACTTTCAGGTGCAGTTCGCCACCCGCGGCATGGGCACCCTGGTGAAGATGTGCCTGGGCTCGGCGGTGACCACGCCGACCGTGATCGCCGGCAGCGCCTACAAGCAGGTTCACACGCCCGGCGATTTCGTGGGCAAGTCGTTGACCGTCCAGCTCGGCAAGCCCGAGCCGGGCGGCACGGTGCGCGCGCTCACGTATGCCGGCTGCAAAGTGGTGGCCTGGACGTTCACCCAGGCCGAAGGTGAAAACGCGACCCTGACGCTGACCCTCGACGGCCGATCCGAGGACACCGCGGCGGCGCTGGCCACGGCCACGTTCCCGACCGGCGCGGAGCTGTTCACCTTCGCCCAGGTGAACACGTTCAAGCTGGGCGGCACCCCGACCACGGCGGCGGGCGAGACCACCATTGCGTCCGGCGTGCAGGTGCCCGGCATCGTGAAGTCGTTCACGCTGACCGGCACGACCGCTATGGATGTGGAGAGGTTCGGGCTTGGCAATGCTGGGCTGAAGGGCGCGCCGATCGAGAATGGCATCCCGACTATCACCGGCAGCCTTGAGGCTGAATGGGACAAGGTCACGTTTTACGACCTGTTCAAGGCGACCACGGCGACGGCGCTTGAGTTCAAGCAAGAGGGCTCGGTTATCTCGGGCAGCGACAAAAACACGAACAGCCTCATCATCCCCGCGGTCAAATTCAAGGCGGCGCCGTTTGATGTGTCCGGGCCTGAGGTCATCTCCGGCACGGTCGAGTTCGAGGCGTACTCGAACGAGGTCGACCCGGTCCTGCAATGGAAGCTGATCAGCGCGGACTCAACGGCGCTCTGACATGGCCACATCGCAGGGTGTCAGCCTTGAGCTGAAGGCGCGGCAGCGGCGTCCGTCGATCGCCTCGGACTCGCTGCCGCGCCGGCTCGGGGATGCGCTCGAACGGGCCGGCCACGACCTCGCGCCGAAGATCCAAGCGGCGGCGCGCCAACGGCTTCCGCGGGGTGGTGGGCTGGCCGGGGTGGTCGCCGCGATCGAGCCGGCGATCGACACCGACGACTCGGGGAACACGGCGCACCTTACGATCACTCACCCGAAGGGCGGCATAGACCGCGGCACGGTCGTGCACCCGGTCTTTGGCACAGATGTACGGGTCAGCCAATCGGTGCCGCCTGGGTTCGTCTCAGACACGCTGAAGGCCAGCACAGCCGAGATGCGCGCCGAGCTGGTACGGGCTGCCGAGGCGCACGCCCGCGCACTGTAACGACAAGGGGAGACGCATGATCCTGACCTACGCGCCGGAGGGCGCCGAGCCACGCAAGTGGCCGGTCGAGCCGGCGAAGATGATGACCTCTGAGGCCGAGGCGATCGAGAAGGTCACCGGGATGACCTGGGATGAGTTCGGGCTGGCGCTGGTGAAGGGCTCAGTGGTGGCCCGGCGAGCGCTGCTCTGGGTCATGCTGAAGCGTTCCGAGCCGACGCTGCGCCACAACCAGATTGATCCGCCCGTGGGCTCGCTCACCCTTGAGTACGAACGCCCGGAGCTTGAGGCGATGCGCGAGGAGGTCCTGAAGTCGACGGAGACCGATGAGGACATGCGCGAGCTGGCGCTGGGGATGTTGCAAACCGAGCTGGACGCGCTGCCCGACGAGGAGGAGGTCCCAAAAGCGGACTTGAACGGCGAAGACTCTCCCGGATCGGTGACTTTGCACATCTCCTCGGCATCGGGCCCGACGAGGGCAAGCGTTTGACCGTCGAGGAGTTCGAGCTACTGGACCAGTGGTGCACAGCGTACGCGAAGGCGGTGAGCAAGGCCAATGGCTGACACGTCAATTGTTTACGACGTGGTCGCGCATGACCATGCCACCGCGAAGATAAACAAGGTTCGGGCTGCCACGAAGCTGCTGGTGGTCGCGGCCGGCGCGCTGGCGCTGAAGTTCGGCAAGGATTCGGTCGGCGCGTTCGTCGAGGCGCAGGAAGCGCAGAAGCGTCTGGGGGATGCGTTTTCGCGGTTCCCAAAGCTGGCGGACACGAACATTGACCGGCTGCGCGCGCTGAACACGACCCTGGCCCAGAAGACCAAGTTTGATGACGACGCCTTCGCCTCCGGACAGGCGGTGCTGGCGCAGTTCGGGGTGACCGGCAAACAGCTTGAGGACATGACCCCGCTACTGGCCGACTACGCGAGCAAGACCGGCAAGGATCTACCATCGGCGGCGCAGGATCTGGGCAAGGCGCTGTTGGGCAACGCGAAGGCGCTGAAGAACATCGGCATCAAGTACACAGCCACCGGCGACTCCGTGAAGGACTTCAACAACATTCAGGCGCTGATGCGCAAACAGGTGGGCGGGTTCGCCGAGAAGGAAGGGAAGACCGCGGCGGGTCAGGCTGCGATCCTCAAAAACCAGTTCGGGGAGCTTGAGGAGGGCGTGGGCGGCGCGCTGGTGCCCGTGCTGATGTCGCTGGGTCACGTGCTGCTCAGCGTGGTCGGTTTCATGCAGAGACACAGCACCGTGATGAAGATCGCGATCACGACGATCGCCGCGCTCACGGCCGGGATCTATGCGCTGATCGTCGCCCAGCGGATCGGCGCGTTCCTGTCCAAACAGCAGGCCGAGCAAACGATCCTGTACACGGTGGCGCAGAAGATCGCGGCTGCCGCGTCCAAGGCGTGGGCGGCGGCGCAGTGGCTGGTGAACGCGGCGCTGACGGCCAACCCGATCGGTCTGGTGATCGCGGCGATCGCGCTTCTCGTGGTCGGCATGGTCATCGCCTACAAAAAGTCGGAGACGTTCCGCGCCGTGGTGCAGGCCGCGATGAAGGGTGTCCTGGTCGCGTTCGGTTGGGTCAAGGACGCCGGCAAGGCGCTGTGGGATTTCATGAAAAAGGTGTGGAACGGGATCGGCAACGCGGTGCGCGCCGGGATCGTTTTCATCCTCGGCAAGATCGACCTGTTCCTGGGCGGGCTAGAGACCCTGGTGGGTTTCATGGCCAAGCTGCCGGGTCCGCTGGGGGCCCCGTTCAAGGCCGCGCAGGGGGCGATCCAGGGGGCCCGCGAGAAGATTTGGAAGCTTCAGGGCGACCTGCGCGGGATCAAGAGCCCGCCACCGCTGCACGTGTCTGTGGTGGGCTGGCGGGAAGCGGTCGCGCATCTGGCCGCGGTCGCGTACGCGGCGCGGGGTGTGCCGCTGGCGGCGACCTACAACGCGCAGAACCGGACACGGGCCAACGATCCGGGGCGGGCCATGGGTGGCCCGGTCTGGCCGGGGATGGCCTACACGGTGGGCGAGCGCGGGCCCGAAACGTTTGTGCCGTCCGTAGCGGGCCGGATCGAGCCGAGGGTCAGTGGGATACCCGGAGGCGGTTCTATGACCTCTCGGGCCGATCTGGACTATCTGGCGGGCAGAATCGGGGAGGTCGTCCTAGCGGGGATCAGCGCGGCGCTGGTCGGCACCGCCCGCCGCTCTGACCGGCTGACCAGGGGAGGCTGACGCTGTGACTGTTTTGTGCCGGTTCGTCTCATCGATCACGGCGAGCCCCACGGTGCGCCTCGACCTCAACGACGGCGCGCTGTGGGCGGTCAGCGCAGACGGGCTCGACCTCTCACCCCCGCCGATGCGCCGCTCGGTCGTCTCCACCATGCTCCGCGACGGCGAGCCGATCTCAGCCAGCGCCTACGGCAACCGCACCCTGGTCCTACCGCTCGACCTACAGGCCAGCACCGAAGACGCCGCGTGGACCGCGCAACAGGCGCTCTGGGCCGAGCTGAACCGGCCGACGAACATCCTTCAGCTTCAGCTCGGCGGCGTGCCCGTGTTTTTCAAGACCTACCGGGCGCCCGACAGTGTGCTTGAGCTGGTCAGCGGGCGGGTCATGAACCAGCGGATCACCCTCGCGATCCCGGCCGAGCCGTTCGCGCTCGGACTGGCAGAGGCGCCCAGCCCGCCCACGGTGACGAACAATCCCGCGGCCGGCTCGAACGGACAGTTTTTCGACCTCACCGGGGTGAAGGGCGACGTGGAGACGCCGCTACGGATCACCATCCCGGCAGCGGACATCAACGGCCGGGCAGCGGTCGTCTTCGCCACCCGGCGCGGCGGCACGCCGTCAAACATGCCGTTCGTGCTACAGGCAGAGGCCATGCCAACCAGCACAGACACATCGCTCCCCGGCAACGATGCGCTCATGTCTGGGAGCGGCAGCAACTACGCGCGAACCACCTTCGCCGGCACGCCCGCCGCTTCGACACGGCTAAGTTACAACCCGTGGCCGGTGTCCGCGTCAGTCGATAATCGGGGCACTTACCGGGTGTTCGCCCGCATCCGCAAATCGGTGAACGGCGACGCGATCGACGCCTATCTCACCTACGGGCCCATGCTGATCTCGACCGGCACGGTAAGGCTGCCGGCGAACACAGTCTTGCAATACGTGGACATGGGCTTGATCAACTTTCCGGCTGGCGCCGACCCGGTCGACGACACCGCGGGCGTGGCCCAGACTGTCGCCGGGCAGAGAATCGACTGGGTTGCGGGGCGGGTGTCAGGCTCGGGCAACCTCGACCTCGACCACCTGCTATTCATGCCAGCCGACGACTCGCTACTGCTGGCCAACACCACTGACGCCAACGTGATTCACCGCGGCGTCTTCGATGGCGTCAAAGAGATGTTCTACGGCATCACGTCGGGCGGCGATGTGTCCTACTCGGGCGCGGTGCCGCTGCCGGGCGGTTTCCCGTACGTGAGCCCAGGCGTGACGAACCGAGTGTTTTACCTCAAGGGGTTGAACGGCACCACAGACCCGATCACCGCGACAACGGTGCTCACCCTGGCCTACTGGCCCAGATACCTGCTAGTACCGGGATCATGACGCTGACCGTCCCGCTCGCGGTGCGGCTGCGAACCGCGCGCAGCGACAAGAGGGTCACGGCCGACGTGCGCGACCTCACCTTCCGATCAGTCGTGCCGGGCGGGTTCGCATCCTGCACGATCGCACTGGACCGACCCCTGTCGTTGCAACCCGACGAGATCGCCGCATACGGGCGTCTGTACATCTACGACCGGCGCAGCGCCGCAGTCGTGTGGGAAGGCCGCTGCGAAGACCCAGGACGTACGGCCGGCGCGGACGGGCAGATATGGGAGATCACCGCGGTCGGCCCGTCAGCTCACGCGCAGGACATCGCCCGCCCGCTCATCTACGTAGACCGCACCCTCGACAAGTACATGCGGGTTGATCGGCAGACCGCCAAATCAGGGCAAGCCTCGACCGGCGAGGACCCCGGCAACAGCGGCAACGATGCGCTTGTGTTGCAGTTCGTCTCCGGCGCGCCGCTGGCCACGAACGATCGCATCGTCATGCGGTACTGGGGCCTGTACGAATGCGGGCAGAAGCTGGCCCGGTTCTCGTTCCTGTGGGATGCCGGCGTCACCGCGGCAACCTACGAAGTACAGGCGATCGCCCGCACAGACGGCGTACTCGCCACCGGCGACGTTGCGTCACAGTCAACGCTGGCCACCGCGGGCGCGGTCGACAGCGGCGTCGTGGTGACCAACTTCACGAACGCGCGCAACACGATCGAGTTTCGAATCATCTACACGGGCGGCGGCGGTACCCCGGCCGACGATGATCACTGGGTCTCCATCATGAATGTCTACGTGATCGCGCTACGGCTCAACGCGGACGGCACCGAGGACACCACCTACCCGAGCAACACGGTGCTCGCCTCCGACGTGGTCGCGGACCTGCTCGGGCGGGTACTTGAGTCCTACGACGGCGCGAACGCGGTCGTGACCGCGACCAGCTACGTGATCGACCAGCTTGCATACCCGGACGGCGTGACCGCTGCCCAGGTGCTCGACGACCTGATGCTGTTAGAGCCCGCCTACTACTGGGCTGCGTGGGAGTCGGGCACAACAGACCTGTACAGGTTCGAGTGGTCGGTCTGGCCGACCACGGTGCGGTATGAGGCGGACGTGCAGGACGGTTTCGACTCGCCCGGCTCGGCGGCGGACCTCTTCAACTCCGTTCGGGTCCGCTGGAATGCGCCGGGCGGGCGAATCAGGTCGACCCGCATCAGCACGACCGTGCCGGATCTCGACAACG